TCATAGCACTCCAATCAATCTCTGTAGGCATTTTAGAAAGCATTTCCTCATATTGTTCTTTCGTAATGTCCTCGTAAGGTGCTTGTTGGTATACGTGGTCAGAATGGGGCAAAAAGCTTATTCCTGAGATGCGATCAAATCTCTCCCAGACCCATGCGCCTACCCCTACCCATTCATCTTCCTTCACGTACACAGTACAACTAGGCTTATGTTCACACCAATCGTCTTGATACATCAACCATAGTTCCATCTGCTCTATTGCTGTTTGGCTACCCCTACATACTGCCCCTTCAGGTGCTTTCATAGGGAAACTAGCCACCATTGTTGTTTCCTTCTTAGCTTCATAATCAACTAGAGGAAATCCATTGTCTAATAAGAATTGACATACTGGATCTTTCTTATCTAATTGAATACGGCGTATGTAGTAAGGGGCAAACCTAGCATGAATCCCACTAGCAGAGTTACACAACTGAGAAACAGTCCCAGAAGGCTTAACGCAAGTAATAGCAGTAGAAACAGGTATGTTAAGTCTCTCAGCCCATTTAATATTAACCTTCCTAGCATGATCTCTTAACTCCTGTAGTAATGTAGGTAGTCCCCGTACCAATTCCCTATGTTGTAGCACCGCATCTTTAGCCCCATTCAGTAACGGGCTATCCATAATACCTGTCAGGCTAACTCCTAGCAGCCTTTCTTCGTCTGTGTTCTTCTTCCATTCTTCGGATAAGAACTTGAAATCCGTAAGGGTTGATTGATATGTTCCAAGTATTGTTGCCAGTTCAATCTTCTTCTTGAGTTCATTATATGTATCTGATTGTCTAACAACAACCTCTGTAAGGTTACAGAATTGTTTATCTCGTAGTATAATTTCTGAGCATGGATTGCATCCGTAATCAAGATCAGCACTACGTCTTCCCCAACGAGAGGCTTGATTTTGTGCAGCAATGCGGTTAAAGATCCCCCTCTCCCCAGACCCCGACTTAACGAGACTGAGCCATTCTTCCAAAAAAGTTTTAGCATCGGGCTGCTCCGTGTAACATACTGAATTATTAGCTAACATCCTATGTGGATTTCCGCCGTCTTGTACTGGTAGATACCATTGACCTGTCTTAGCATCACGCATTCTGTGGTCAGTTAGATTAGATAAGCCAATCAATGCACTTCGCCTCACACCACCAACAACAACAATGTCACCAATCATACATATAATATCATGTACTTCTAGACTATTCAGCTTACGTCCTTTAGCCCCCTTAAATGTCTCTGTTACAAATGTAAATAGATTTTGTAATGGTAGAGGCCCAGAAGCACGACCACCAAATGTTTTAAGCCTAGCCCCTGCGGGTCTAATTTTACTGTAATCAACATTAGGAATATCACCTTCCCATAGCGAACTCATCAACTTTCTAAAGGCTACCGCCCAACCCTTCTTACTATCTGCCACTACAATTACATCATCCGACCATGACAATTCTCTGGGTACAGGAGGTAGCAGATCTATCTTCTTGCGCTCATTAGAGAACCCAATACCAGTTCCGTTCATTAGTATGTATAAGATTTCACTAAACACCCGTTTACTGGATATAGAGGTGTATGCACAGTTAAATGCTGCAATATTATCCCTCTCACAAGCCTCTCCTGCCGTCATAAGGAGTCTCATGGAGGGAACTATCTCCTGATTTACTAGAGCCTTGTGTAGCTCCTTATACTTGCCGTCAAGATCTACTTTTACAGACATATAGTCCATAAACCTAGTGATAGTCTCTTCCCATGACTCTCTACGTTTCTTTTCTTCTAAATACCTAGCATATTTTGTTACGTGGATTATCTGCTCATAAGTTCCCATCTTGTTCGCTTTTTTCATATTATCCTTAAATTTTATTTTTTATCTGTAGCTACCCATTCCAATACTGTTAGTAGTCCACCTATAGCCACTATTACTATAGCTAGACTAACAATGAGAACCTGCGTAGTTATTAATATATCTCCGATACTACCCATCATAGTCATTATTTCTCCTCAGTCTCAATCAACTTCTTCAGGTAATGATCTGCTTTATATAAATCTTCAACACCACCCTTGTTTTTATACCTACAAATATACTTAATTATATTTCCCTCTAGGAATGATAAGTTATTTGCTAGTATAAAATCCCAAGGCTGTATCTCAGTTAAGTAATGATCTCCCCCTACCTGATGAAGATCAGCAATAAGCCAGTTCAATTCTTTCTGTTTCTTCTCTTTTTTAGTTAATTTACTCATCATCCCACTCCTCATCTTCTAAGTCCTTAATGAAATAATCCGCCCTTCCATCAATTTTTTCAGAGAACTTTTCTACTATATCCTCTGAAGATATTTCTAATATCTCTAAGAGTGAGATCTCATCTAACATCTTTAGTCTTGCTTTAATTTCTTCGTGTGTGAGTGGCATAATAGTTTCTACCCTATGTGGTGCGTTCCATAAATTGATGGCAGGAAACCATAAATCTTTCCACCATTTGTTTAAGTCTTTCATCCATTTTATATCCCTTTGTGTGTTATAACAAGCTTTTCTAACTTCTCAGTACCTTGACTCCATTTTCCACAGTCTTGGCATTGATACCTTGCGTACAATCCTGCTAACCTTCTAATAGTACCTCTACGCTGTAAGTGATGACCACCACATACAGGACAAGCGTTTGTAGGGCTATCTGTGGGGTGATTGGGTATCCATGGAAGAAGTCTCATATACAATTGCTCCGTTAATTTAACGTCTTGTATATTATACTTCTTCATCTTCTGCATGGCTTTCTTATCACCTGCCATATAAGCCGTCCATAAATCATGCCCTTGATGCTTGAGTTTGTTTCCTATTTCTAGGAAATCACATACATACTCTAACTTATTACTGGGCATTCTAAATCTTCTTCTGACTGTTCTTAGTAAATCAATTTCCTTAAAAGGGGCGGATGGTGGTAATCCCTGCTCAATGAAATCCTTATTCAAAATAGGGATGTCGAATTTACAACCGTTGTATGTCACCACTGCATCTGCATCTGTGAGTAAGGAATAAATGTCTGTTATGAACTCCTTCTCTTTATGATCTCTAAAGAACACTTGTTTCTTACCTAACCACTTGGCTGCGTAACATAGGGTGTAACTGGGCTTCACTATCTGATTCAGACCTATGTTCTGATCCCATAAACCCCATGTGTGTACTAGATTAGGGGCAGTTTCTATATCTAATATTAGGATGTTGATAAGCTTTTCTCCCATTCAACATACGTCTGGGCTAAGATTGCTTGCGCCCTATTATAGTCTCGTTCTGCCTTCTCAATGAAGGCTATCTCAGGAGGAAGTAATCTACATGACCTAGTTGACCAGAACTCCCTCTGCTTTGACGGATCTTCCCCTGAACTTCCCTCTCCTACCATCTGTAATTTATAGGTGGCAGGGCGATCTGAGAATGTTATATTAACTACCTTTGAAATCATTTTTTCTTCCTCCTAAGTTTTTCTTTCTGAGTCTTAATCTTATGACAAGATTTACATAACACTTGAAAGTTTTTATCCTCACAAAACATTCTATCTATATAGGTATTCCAATCGACAAACCCTGCCTTGGGATCAACCACGGGCTTCTTATGGTCTACCTGTACCTCCTTCTGTGGGAATGCTTCTTTACATTTATTACATTTATAGTGTTGTGCCATCCTTCCACTAGCTTTATTAATTTGTTTCCCCACCTTGGCTTTGTTTAGGCACATAAACTTAGGTGGATACCTCCTCATACCTCCTCTAATTACACTAAATACAAAACTCCGAAACCTTCCCTCTGTCCAACCCTTAACCTTCAATATCTTCTCTAACCGAATACGTCACACCCAAATCCCTCCATATCCAAAAGCAATTAGCATTCATATAAAACCTATCAATCTGCTCATCCTCTAAATCCTTCCTATCTTGTATACCTTCTAACTTATCATCAATATACATATTAAGAACAATGGTTTTAAGTAGGTCTTCATCAGGAACATCCTGTAGCAATTTACTTGCCTTGGCTTCTCCAATCCCTTTAATACCAAATAGATTATCAGCTACGTCACCTATGAGCATTTGTTTATAGAAATGTTTAATGCCATCCAGATAACTAACGTCTCTAAATATAGCAGGACGAACTACCTTTCCTCTACGAACAATTTCCCAACTATAATGCTTCCCTGCAATCATTAATAAATCTTTATCTATAGAACATATTATTGTATCATCAGTCTGTGCAATTCCTAGCGCATCATCAGCTTCATAACCATCCGTTACTTCTGCATTGTAACGATCAATTAAAAGTTGTTGAGTAGCTTTTAAATGTTCTGGTGGTGGTGGGCGGTGTGACTTGTAATCAGAGTTGATTTTCTTTCGGAAGTTAGACCCCCCTGAAATAAATACCCTATACTTATCACACTCTACCTCACTTAAAATCCTATCCAACATCTTCTCTGCACGAGACTT